TGATTGGCTTGCCGCTCCTGTCCGGCGAGGTCCAGCGCGCCGGCGGCCTGGTTGCCGAGCGTGAACTGCTGCGTGCCAAGCCCTTCCTGCTGGTTCGCCAGGTTGAACATGTTCTGCACGCCTTGCTGATTGGCGGTCTGGTACTGGTTGCCGCCCTGGAACATTGCCGCAGTCAACGCATTGCCGGCGTTGGTCGCCATGGTCCCGGCCTGTCCGGCCTGGTTCGCCAGGTTCTGTCCGAGCGAGCCCTGCAGCTGACCCGTGTTGAGCAGGTTTTGCGCCGCGGTGTTGCCGATCGTGTTGAGCTGTCCGGCGGCGGCGAGCTGGTTGCCGGCGGCCGTGTTGCCGACCTGGTTCATTAGCTGTCCGGCGTTCGCCTGCTCGCCGGCCATCTGCGCGCCGATATTGCCGAGCGCCTGGCCGCCCTGAATGCCCGCCTGCTGTTGCTGCTGGTAGCCGCCGAGCGCAGTCTGAAAACCCTGCTGCAGATTTTGCGCCTGCTGCTGCTGCAGCGCGCGGGCATTTTCATAAACCGCGTTGTTGGTCCAGTCGGCATTGCGGCCGCCGCCGAACATGCCTGATCCGGTAAACGTGTTGTTGATCGACGGCAGCGTGTAGTTCTGAAAGTTGTACTGCGACTGCTGCGCCAGCGCATTGTTGACGTCGTTGATGTAGGGCGACATCCAGGGATCGAGGCTCGCCTGTCCCTGAAATGGTCCGATCGCATTGGCGACCGAGCCGGCGCCGGCCTGGCCGTACGGCATGCCGACCGCGCCGGCCTGATTGGCGAAGCCTGACGCAGCCTGCGTGAACGGCTGCATCGTGTTGACCGCGCCGCCGGCGAGGTTTCCCGCTGACTGCGTGTACGGCGCGAGCGTTCCAGGCGACTGCCCGACCGTATTGAGGGCCGCGTATTCCTGCGGCGCGCCGGACTGCCAGATGTTGTTTGCCCAGCCGTAGCCGGTGTTTGCGACGTTGCCGGCATTCTGCAGCGCGTTGCCGAGCCACGCTTCGTTGCCCTGCACGCCGGCGTTGGAATAGTCCGCAGCGGAGCCAAGCGAGCCGGACGCGGCATTGAGCCAGGGCTGATAACTGCCAGCATTTTGCTGGATCATCTGCTGCGCTTGCGTCTGCATCGGGTCCATGGGCGCGACGGCTTCGCCCGGATAGACCGGCATCGGCGAGGCAGCGATGGCGTTCGCCTTGCCCAGCAATCCCAGCTGATATTGCTGGTACCAGTCGGGCAGACCGTTGATGGTCTGGACCTGCTTTTCCGAATTCGGCGGCGGATTGCCGTTAAACAGGAAGGAGGACAGCGAGCCGCTCATGCGACTTCTTCCTTCGGCACGAGGCAAAAGCGCAGATAAATACTCGGACGTTCTGGATGATGCTCGGGACGCATGCGCCAGACGACGATCTGGCGGTTCGGGTCATAGCCGACGGTATTCAGGAACCGCTCGACCGTTTCGGAGACAGAGCCGGAAAGCTCTAACTCGATGCCGCCGCCGTACGGGTACTTCTTGCCAGTCGCGCCGACGAAACAAGGCTGCGCCGGACCAGTGATCTCGCTCATGCCGCTTTGGCCAGCTTCAGGTAATGATGCGGCGATTTCGCCTTGCCCGGAACGACCTCCTTGCGACCCTTCGATGCCTGGATCGCGTGCCGCAGCTCGTCCATTCGCTGCTCGCCGACTTCACTCGACCCATCGCCGAGGTCTGCCACGGTCGTTGCGTCCATGACGTACTCGCCGTTGCTGAGCCGCGCAGGAACGTCGTCGTCCTGGCCGCCGCCGGGCCCATGGATGCCGCCATGCGGATAGACGAGCTCGGCCATGCCGCCGTCGTGGATGGGACCGCCGCGAGCGTGCTGCTGATAGGTCCCGCCCGGATTGGCGAAGAACAGCGGCGCTCCGGTCGAACCGGCGTGATACCAGTTCGACGGGTTCTGCGATCCCGTGAACGGCTGGCGCTGGAAGGTGAAATTCGGGACCGTTGCGTTCGTGTTGTAGTTGTTCGCCTGCTGCGCTGACAGCGGCAGCGCGGGCGGCTTGTTCTGATGCTGTCCCAGCATGGCAATCGTCGGCAGCGCGAACTTGACCACCGCCGGCCAGTTCTTGTCGAGCCAGGACGGGTCCGACGGCGAACTCGTCGAGCCGGCATTCGACGGCAAGGCATCGATGAAGCTCTGATTGCGATTGATACCGGATGCGATCTTGGCGCCGCCGACGCTCGATCCATCAGAGCTGCCGCCAAAGCCGGTCGTCGACTGTTCCGCCGGCGCGCTACCGAGACCGAGCGCGTTTGTGAGATCGGGAGAAACCAGATCGGTTATGCCGCCGACTGCGCCGCCCAGGAGATCGCCGATGCCGCCGAGCGCGCTGCCTAGCAAGCCGGCAAGGTCGAACGCCTCCGGCAGCCCGGTTTGCGGGTTCTGCGTGACGCCATTGGGGATGATGTGAGCGAGCGCCTGGACCTCATGCGGCTGGATATGCATGAGCGTTGAATCGCCGCCGCGGCCATGAGCTGCGACAGTTCGAACCGCATCGGCCAGTTTCATATCGAAAGGGTCTCCCGCAGGCGCTCGGCCCAATCCCACCAGTCATCAAAGAGTCGCGGGTCAGCGAGGGCGTGCTGGCGCAGCGCCGGTTGAACAACGAGTTGCGCTGCATCCATCTGCCAGGACGCCTCCTGATGCGGAATGAACGGCAGGACCGGCCCGCATATTACTTGCAGCGTTCCGTAAATCCATTGGTCATAGCTTAAGAGTCTGGGATCAGGGATATCGGTCATGATCCGATGCGTGAGAGATCGTCACGTTGATGAAGCGTCGGCGTCCCTAGTTCCAGATCGCCGCCAGCAGTATTGCTCTCGATCCGCAGCCGCATATAACGACGGCTGTCTTCCATCGGGACCAGCTCGTCTTGCTCAGCAACGATCGTGATCTTGCCGTCGATGTCCGGTCCGCGCAGCGCATTGCGGCCGGTGACCGTAACGTCAATGTGGCCTTGCTGAACCTTGAAGTCTGGTTCGAGAACGACCGCTTGCGTGGCGTTGTTGCGTCCCTGCAGAACCGGCGAGAACGAGCCGGTCTGGAAGTAGCTCCGAATCGCGTTTCGCGAACCGTTCAGCTTGAGTTCGTCGACGCCGGTCTCGTGTTGCCAGAGCGAGTAACGTCCGTCCGGGTTCGACTGCGCCGCAACGAGATACGGTTTGCGCGCGACCTTCGCCATCGTGCCAGCGGTTCGCGGCGTGATCGGCGTGTCGTACCAGTCCTGAATGCGGACATTATAGATGACGGCGTGATTAGGCTCCGGTGCGCCGTTGAGACAGCCACAGAACCAGACTTCACCCCTTCTCGGTATCTTGAAAGAGAAGATGCGCTGCTCGGTTCTTGGTGTCAGGTTATCGAAAAAGAAGTCGATGTTCCGCAGGTTCGGGACTTCCTGCACGACGCCGGCGTAGCGCAGGAAGCGGCCGTCGGCGACCCAATAGAAGGCGCCGTCGTACTCGAGCGGCGTCTGCGAACTCAGGATCGTCGTATCGTCGGAGATTATGCTGTTCTGGAAGATTTGCGTGCCGCCGGCGAAGGTCACGAGGTCGACCGAGTTCAGCGACCAGAAGATGCCGGCCGGGCCTGACTGGCCGCCGCGGTAGGGCAGACCTTTGACGACCTTCGATTCGCAGATGCGTGCGCCCGTGCCGCCGCCGCCCGATGCCGTGTCAGTCGTCGTCGGGTCGCCGGGCGCCGACCAGTTGAGATAGCCGCCGGCGCCGTAAAAAAAGAGATACGGATGCAGGACGACAATGCCGCCGGAGACGCCGGTCGATGATCCATCCTCGGACGGAACTGTTAGAGCGGTCAATGGCGCGGTGTCCGGCTCGAAGCCGTAATAGACCGGCGTGATCAGCTCGCTCGTGATGTCTGACAGGTTCAGTCCAGGATGCGCGAGCACGACTGATGCATTGCTCGATGGCGAGAACAGCTGGTCGAACTGCCACAGATTGTCAGACGACGGGAAGAAGACGCTCGGCGTGCGATCGACCAGCGCGCCGGTCACGGAATTGCGATCGACCTGCGTATATTCGAGATGGTTCGCTTCGCCGAAGTAAACGTTCGTATAGCCGCGCTTATCGGAAACATAGATGCCGCGGACCTGCGACGAGAGGCTGTTGATGATCTCCTGATAGCCTTTGATCTTCCTGGGCTTGCCACGGTCGAAGCGGATCCAGAGCGCGTCCGTGCAGATCGGATCGCTTTCGATGAAGCCGCCGTCGCGGCGCACGCCAGGCGGCAGCACGAGCGGCATCGGGTAGGACGGACGGCCCGGAGGCGGTTGCTGCAGATTGGCGGGCTGACTAAGGCTCAAGGACATCGTCGCGTTGGCCCGTCTCGATTAGCTCTCATCGGCATAGACCGTCATCCGCGTCGAACGCGATCTCAGCCTTGCCGTGGAACACCATGCTTTTGAGTTCGCGCAGAACCTGTTCGAGCGTCACGTGTGTGTGAGGGCCCCAGGCGAGCTGATGCTGCTCGCAGGTCCCGGCGTCGACGCAGAGCAATCCGATGTAGCCGTCCGGCCGGCGCGCGCTCGGCCGGTTAACGGTGATCGTCATTTGCAGATCGTGCAGCATCGCGTTGATCCTTGAGATACTTCAAGACCGCGACTAGAAGTTCGTCGTAACGCACGCGCTGCAGCAGCGCGCCGCCTCCCGGCAGCTTGGCGTCTTTCTCGCCGACGACGAATTGTGGAGCGAGGTTTTGCAGCTCGTGCGCGAGTAGGATCGTATACGGCGTGGTGCCCTCGGCATCGAGGATCGTCGTGCCGTCATAGATCGGCAGCCGATCGAGAACCGCGCCGAGATCGAACTGTGACTCCCCGCGAACCTCCTTGATGCGATAGTCGGATGCCGGCGGGCTGACAGTCGCGTTGTTCAGGAAGATTTGCGAGCCGTTGGACGTGATCGAGCCGATGCTCGGCTGCGAGATCGTGCCGTAATAGAACGACAGAAAGAACAGCGGCGACGATCCGCCGGTCACGCCGGCGCCGAGCGCTAGGTTTTGCCCAGCGGCGACATAACTCCCCATCGTGTGATCGGCGTGATTGATGCGCACGCCTTCATGGCCGCCGATGATCGAACCGGCATTGCTGTCATTGCCCCAGGTCCAGGCAAGGTTCGAGAGCGTCGAGACCGGCGTTCCGCCGATGCCGCCGACTTCCCACGTGATCGGCGTGATGCCCCAGGTGATGCCACCTTGAGCGATCTGGATCGTCGGCGTTCCGGCGATCGAATAGGTAAACGTCGAGTTCGAATTGTTGTTGTTGATGAAAGCGCCCTGCGCGAGCGCGGAGAACGTCACATCGCCGGCCGAGACTGCGGTCGACGTGCATTTGATCTCTAGGATCGCGTTCGCCGGATCAGCGATCAGGACCTGGTTGAACGCCGCCTGCAAGCCTGTCGTCTGCTGTTCCGTGACCAGGCCCTGAACGGTCAGCGTTCCCGTGATCGTCCCGCCCGTGGCGAGGAACGGCGTCGTGTTCTCCGCCGAGAGGACGCGGCCGTACTGGTCGATCGCCAGCTGCACGGCCTGGTTCGTGCCGCCATAGTTGCCGGCGATCACGCCCGAGTTAGTCAGGGCGACCGTGCCGGTCGTGGTGACCGGGCCGCCGGTCAGCGGCAGCGCGGTATTGACCTGCGTGACCGTGCCAGCGCCTTGCGAGTTGGCAAATTTCAGGTTGGTCCCGTTCGACGTGATCGTCGCGGAGACGCCCTGCGCGAGCGCGACGCCCGGGTCGCCAGAGGTCGCCTTGAGCGTGACCGTATGCGCGCCGGTCGTGTTGTTCGTCACGTACCAGACGCCGGCGGTCGCGCCGTACAGGACGGTCGTATTCGATGGCAGCGCGCCGATCAGCGACTGAATTTGCGTCGCGACCTGCGGTCCCGTGAGCGTGACCGTGCCGCCGGCGGAGAGATCGATATTGCCGGCGACAGCGCCGCCGGACGCGGTCTGAGAGAGGTAACAGACGCGCCAGGTCTCAGCCCCGGGCGAGGACGCGTCAGCCACCAGGACGCAGCTCTGGCCAGCCGTGAGCGTTAGACTTGCTTGACCAGCAATGGTCTGGTTGGTCGGCGTGATCGTGATCGAGCCCGAGCCATAGTTCGCCGCGGTGAAGTAGAAGTTCGGGCCCAGCGTCCCTGCCGTGATGTCCGGCAGCGTCCAGGTCGTCGCGCCCGTGACGTTCTCGACGAGGTTCGCGCGATGAACCGCGGTGATCGAGAAGGTCCCGGTCGAGACACGGACCGGCGCGATCTCCGACCGCAGGAAGCCGTTATAGTACTGGATGCCCGAGCCGACCTGGCTTGCCAGGTTCGGCGTGATCACGCCGCCGCCGACATTGAGCGCGTGCCAGTTGCCTTGCGGTGACGTGTTGTCGGTCGAGTAGACGAATGCGGCCTGACCGGGCGGGATCGACGTGACCTGCGCGGTCGCGCCGAAGTTCATGACCGTGACCGGGTTCGCCGCGCCAACGTTGACGATAATACCGCCGCCGCCAACGCCGGCGGCCGATGCATCCGGCAGCAGAAACCAAGCGCCGGTTGCCGTGACGTTGATTTCCATCACGCCGTAAAAAGCCAGCGCCGGATCGATGTATTCCGATGGCCAGAAGAACTGCGTCTCGCCGGCGAGCGTCAGCGATGAATAGGCGCCGCGGCTCGGCGTGAGCTGATGGGAGTCAGTGAAGGCCTGGCGATACCCGCTCATGCTGTATCGGTCCCTGCAACATCTTCCATCGGAAAGGCGTTTGCCCTGACATCGTCTTTCAGCACGCCGATTGCGCCGACCAACGCCAGCGGTCCAAGTGGACTGGCGTTCATGTCGTAAGCCATGCGCAGGCCGCCGTTCGGCTTGATCATGACGATCGCCAGGCCGAGGAAGTCGTTCGTCTCAAGCGCGTCGAGCGCGCGCTGCAACAGGACGCGGATGCGTTCGCGCTGTTGAAAGTTCGGATAGATGTTCGGCAGAATGCTCAGGCTTGCCGTTTGCTGGTCGTCTGATCGACGATCTTCCCCACGTCCTCGGAGGTCAATGACGTCAAGATCATCATGTACATGTTCTGCCATAACGGAATTCTCGTGTCGTCCTTGACGAACGGCATGCATTCCAGAAGCGTCGAGTAGAGCAGCAAGTTCGGAATGCTGACCGTCGCCCAATTGGTTTGAACCTGGGCGGATAGCGGCTCGGGAATACACCAGTTGATCGACTCGAACGGGTATTCGAGGTCGGGGTTTGGCGCGAGCCACCAGTGTTGACTGTCCATCTCCGCGTAATAGATCGGCCGCTGCGGCGGCACGATTGTCGGGTTCGGCGCCAGCGCGCGGCAGTAAGAAAGATCGCGCTGTTCGAGATGGATCGTGCCTTCGACCGGGTCGAGGATCGCGAAACTTGAAGTCGAACGCCAGCGCGCCGGCTTCATCACAACTGGTTGATTGATGCTCAGCGCGCCGAGAACGATTTCCTTAAAGCCCTGGATCTTGAGGCCCTGGATAATGCGCAGCTCGGCCAGCGAGATCAGCCGCGGCAGCTGCGACCAGAGGACCGGCGCCAGCGTGTTCGTGCCGCGCTCAAGGTATTTCTGAATGTCGCTGATCAGCGACGAGTAAGTCATGACCGGCGAGGTCGTCGGTAGGTCGGGCGGCAGATTGACGACCGCGCCGGTCGGCGGCGCATAGGTCAGCGGCCCGTTGATAGTTCCGGAAACTTGCGAATTGACAAGGTTGATGCCGACTGGATTGGAAAAAACGACAAAAAACTGTTTCGAGCCGACGGTCAGCCGCGTCAGGTTGACCGTGAGCTGGATCGACGTTGCTCCCGACGGCAGGGTCAGGATGCCGCTCGCGGGAACGTAGTCGACGCCGGCGACGGCCGTGCCGTCCTGCGTCGCATAAGAGACGGTCGACGTTGCGTTGCCGATCTGCTGGTCGAGCACGCCGTTGAAAACAATCGATGTCGCGGTCGAGGTCGTGATGTCGACGACGGCATTGCTGAACGTCAGGTCGGGCGCCGTGCCGTTGACGATCGTCGCGGTTGCCGGCGCAACCGGCGCGATGCCGTTCGTGACGTTCGAAATCGTGAAATGAAATGTGGCATCCGGCGCGCCGGGAACGTTGATCGTCGAGACGCCGATCGTCGTGTTCGATTGCCCCGCGGCGATCGTGCGCGTGCCGGCGCGGCTGACATAGTTCGTCCCAGCGACGCCGCTACCGTCGCTGGTCGCATAGTTGAACGTGACTGCGGATGCCGCGGGCCCTGGCAGGCGCACGATGAAGGTCGCCTGCTGGCCGCCGGTCGCGGTGACATCGGCGACGCTCAGTTGCGGCGCCGCCGGCGTCTGGATGGTGATAGTCGCGGTCGATGTTCCGAGCCCGGCGTTGACCGGGTTCGACAGGTTCAGCGTGAAATTGAGGTTGCTGCCCGGGACGTTCGGGAAGACGGCAATGGGTATGACGACCTGCGTTTGCCCTGCAGGGATCGTATAGGTCTGGTTGACGATCGCGGAATAGTCGGTTCCCGCTTTTGCCGTTCCATCGGCCGTGTTGGCCGTGAACGAGATCGCCTGGCTCGACGTCGACGGTATGGACGCGATGACGTTGACCGTGCCGCCGCCGACTGGAACCGAGAACGCCGGCGGGTTGGCAACGCTGATCGCAAGCGAGGATATCTGGCTCAGCATCAGCGTTTTGGTCAGCGTCTGGAACGCGGTCTGTGACGCTGAGACTGTGACCTGCTGCACGTCGCCGGCGATGTTCGCGGCTTTCGTGACGACGCCGGTCGATTGGTTGACCGAGAGCCAGTTCGACGCGGAGGTCAGCGAAAACTGCGGCGCGGAGCGGAAATAACCCGACGCGTTCCAGAGACAGCTTCCGTCTTTGATCGAGATGTAAGCGCCGTATCCCGTCCCGGAATGGTTCGAGCTGATCGCCCCGGTGAAGCCATCGACCGGCGAGCCGGCGACCGAGAAATGCGCGGTCAGCACGCCGCCCGTCGGTCCCAGCGTATCGGCGACGACCTTGTTGCCGTTGGGCAGGGTAATGACCTCGCCGACGATGTAGCCGGTCCCTTGGCCATTGCCGCCGGTTCCGGAGGACGAGTCGGCGAATAGGTTGGCGACCGTCCAGGGCGGCATATTGGCGGAGGCGCCGGTCGTCAGCGGCGAGCTGGTTGCCTGCGTCCAGACGATGAAGTTCGCATAGACCCTGCTCTGGCCCGGATAGGTCTTGTTCGGCTGCCGCTGCGCGAGATACTCCGGTGTCCCGCGGACCTTAAGCGTGCCGAGCACGGTTCCGATCGGCGCCGAGGTCGGGATCGTGAGGTTGTTCTCGATGATCTTGCCGCTGCTGTCCTGCAGATAAATCCATTCGACGTCGTTGCCCGACGGAATGTTGACCTTCTCCGAGTCGCCCGGGTTGAGGAACGGCTTGAGCGGCGTCTCGACGCCGGTCGTCGGATTAGTCAGATCGATCGCCGAAGGCCGCGTCGAGAGCGTGCTATCGCCGATGGAAATGATGTTAGCGCCAGAGAACCACAGGCTCGAATTGAAGAAGCCGTAGAACTGGTTTGCTTCGGAGCGAACCAGGTTGCGGCCGTTCTGGTTCTGCGCTGCGTCATTCCAGATACCGACCGGAGAGACCGTCAGGGACGATGGAGCGTCGCAGAGGATCTGGCAGCCCTGCACGTGCAGCAGGTTCCAGTTGAAACACTGGTAGTTCTCTTCGCCGAACCGGAAGATCGGATAATTCGACCAGTTCGGTCCTCGATGAACGATCGAGCCGCGGACGAACTGCAGGCCGCCGATCGGCAGGTCGAGAACATAAGACGTCGTGCCCGTGTTGCCGTCATAGAACAGGCAGTTCGTGATGATGCCGAACTTGCCGCGGCTCTTGAAGTTGTGGCCGACGTTCGTGTTGCGGAACTTGCAGTTCGTGATCTCGGCAACGTCGGTATCGTCGGAATACCAGCCATGAGACTGGCCATCGCCGGAACCGCAGCCGATCGATTCGACATTGATTGCGCGCACGCGGGCGGACCAGAACGGTCCGACGATGCCGCTGTCGCAGCTCGTCAGCGTGCAGTCTTTGATGTAGACGTTCGAGGCCCAGACCGGATCCGGACCGCCGACGATGTTGGGCGACTCGGACTTTATCGCGGAGACATTGCCGCCCGGGTCTCCTTTGTGGTTCGGACCGATCGTCAGGCCGGAGAGAGCGATATCGCCGGCCGCCTGGCTGAACCAGCCCTTGCCTATGCCGGCGTCGGTATTGCCGATCGTGTGTGGCAGGATCGGCTGGCCGACGCCCTGGAACCAGACCGTCTTGAATATCGTGTTGTCTGTGTAGCCGCCCGGCAGGTCGTCCAGATAATAGTTCGGATCAGTGTCCGCGTGGATCTTGGCGATACAGCCGTCGTTCACTCCGCCCGTGTTATTCAGCGCGGTCAGAAAGTCAGCGAATTTCGCATAGGTCTGGCCGCGACCGATATCATAGGTCCCGCCCGACGTGTCCCATTGGACCGTTGAATTGTAGGACCCGACGGCAACGTTCGTCCCGTTGTCGACCCAGACCGCGATATTGTCGGTCTGCGGGACGTCGGGCATCGAGTTTGGAATGCGCGAGAGCGTGATCGCTCCCGTGCTGCTGTTGATCGTATAAGGCGGCAGCGTGTTGAAGAAGTCCGGCGCGCGGTAATAGGTCTTCGTCCCGCCGAGCGATGACGTCGCCGTCGCGACTGCGGTTCCTGCGCCAGTCCGGCTCGAATTGTAGAGCGTGACGCCGGAGCTTGTGATCGTGCACGTGCCCGAGCGCGCGCGAACTGTCAGCGTGAAGGAGAACGCAACCGGCGTGAATCCCGTGACCGGCCCCGACGTTCCGCCGATCTGCGTGAACTCGCCGGAAAGCGTATAGGTCCCGGCCGGTAGCGGCTTACGCAGATAGACGCGGCCATACGAGTCGATATCCAGCGTGCCATTGGCGTTCTGGTAGAGGAACCACAGCGTCGTGTAGCCGAACGGGATAGACGAATAGGTCGCGGTCAGCCGCGTTATGATCGTGCCCTGCGGCAGCCCGGTCGGGATAACCAGGTTCGAGGCCTGCGGCGATGAACCAGCAGCCGGCGAGCCGCTTTGATAAACCTTGATCGACTTGTTTTCGACGTACGCCGGGAAGCCCGCCTGCTGGACCTTGATCGTGACGGGTATCTGCAGCACGCCCGGGAAGTTGGCGCGGACGTAAGACGCCATGCCGGTCGCAATTTTCAGCGGGACCGAAGAGCTGTTGCCGCTATTCGTGCCAGTTGCCGGGAACGGCTGGCCGCTATGACCCGGAGCCGTATCGACACCAGCGCCGATATCGAGCCACGATGTCGGCTGACTATAAGGCGGGTTCGTCGTAATCGTGAATGTGACCGTGCCCGTGACCGCGGTCGGGAAGTTGGCCGTGATCGTCGCGATCGTTTGGCCATCCGTGACGGTATCGCCGGCAAAGGTTTGTGAACTGAGCGTGAAGCTGTCGGCAACGCCGGATTGCGGGCCCACAGTAAAGTTCGGCGAGGGCGTCGATGTGACCGCGGGCGTATCGGTCGCCCGGACCTGCATCGCATACGTGCCGTTCTGCGGGCAGGTCGGCAGCGCGAACCAGCGGTTGCCTTGCGTCGTGAACCATTGGCTCGGCGAGGTCGTCCAGGTCGTGCCGCCGTCGTACGTGTAATCGACATTGGTCGGCGCGGCGCCCGTGAAGGTCCCCGTTGCGGCGAAGATGATGCCGGCGAAGATCGGATTAGGATTCAAAAGCGTCAGCGCAGTCGCCACGGATCAGTCCCTCGGATAGAGGACCGGAACGGGTCCGGTCGGCGTGGTATCGATCGGCTGATCGGGTCGTGTGATCGGGCCGGTGATCTGCTCGGGCAGGCGCCGCGGCAAACGGTAGGGATCAAATCGGTCCACACACGATCTATTATCGCATACATACAGACCCGGAGCATTGGGATCTGGCGTCAGCGTGTAAAGAAACACCTTCTTTCTGCAACGAGCGCAAACGCCGAGCTGGATGCCGTGAGCCGGATCGCCGACTAAAAAACGTGCCACTGTGTACCTCCTGAACAGAGGAACGACAGATGGCGCGAATAATTGTCTGCATCTGGCGCCACGTTGACTGACCGTTTCATCGCGTGTACCGACGGATTTGTGGCCGCAGCCGCGTGACGGCGTGATCTTCCTCGGTCCCCGTGACCTGGCGCAGGAGCTGCGGCGCGAGCTGCGAAACCCGTGCCGCCTTCATTGGATCGACCGAGCCAGCCGGCATCGTGTTCAGCAAGCGCGCCGCCAGATTGGTCACGACGCAATCGTGCCAGCGCGCCGGAAAATCGAGGACGTTCATCAGCCCGCCGACGTCCATGATCTGGCGTTTCCGCCAAAGATAGATCTGGCGAATGTTGTCCATCGGCGCCGGCCAAACGCGAATGACCGGCGCATCGCGCTGACGGTCGAGATAGTACTGGAGCGGGTCGCCCTGCCGGGTCTTGTCCGGCATGTTGGCATAGTCGCCGAGGTTGAGCGCGCCCATCGGAATGTCCGACGGCTGCCAGCCGATGAAGATCTGCAGCGCAGTCAGCTTGGAGCCGGTCGAGCGGACGCGCCAGAAGCGATGCGGAGTCGAAGGCCGGATATCGCAGAACAGCTGCCAGAAGCCGCCGACTGCCGTCGTCGGTTGATCGACATAGTTGTTCAGGTTGACGAGCGACCAGGTGACGCCGTCATCGGAGTTTTCCCAGACAATGGTTAGCAGCGGGTCAGTATTGCCTGGCATGAGGCCGACGGTTGCGACCGAGAGGGCGTTGCCGGCGCCGAAGTCATAGCCGAGCCAGCCGCCAGGCAAGGACTGGACATATTTCTGCGCGGGCGAGGGCGTCTGATCGAGCAGGAAAGCCGGCGGCGGAATGCCGTCGGAGGCGATCAGTCCGGTCGGATCGGTCGGCATAAAGGAGAGTCGCCGCGCCGGCGCGACGTTCGGCACGATATCGGCGCTTCCGAGCGGCAGACGGTACGACGCAACGCCGCGCTGCATCGGGATCAGCAGCTGCTCGCGACACCAGAGCGCATGGCCGAAGGTGACGACCTGCTGCGAGAACAGATAGAGCTGGTTCTGCGCGGTCGTCGCCATGCCGCCCGTGAGCGTCGTGATCGGCGCGGCCATGATCGCGCCGTAGGCTTCGCGGATGACGTCGTCGACCATGAAGACGGTCTCGCCGACGGTTCCGGAAACCTTGCCGACCGTGCTGATCGTGCTGCCGCTCACGGCTTTTTGTCCATCGGACAGTCGTGAATGACTTTGACCTGCTGACACGAATTCACGTCGAGCTGCACGGCGTCGCGAGCGTGCAGTTCGCACGCGCCGAGGACGAGCAAGAGCAGCAGCAAGAGGCTAACCCTCGCCACGGGCCTGGCGGGTTATCCCTGCCTTGCGCGCCGACATGCTCCTCTGCGGGTTGACGTAGCCGGACTGCAGGGTAATCGCGCCGCCGCGCCAGTAGGAGCGGACCAGCGTCTTGCCGCCGCGGCCGTTGCTACTCGCCGACGCTGTGAAGCCGTGTCCTGGCGGGAACGAGAACTCTTTGACTCGCTTGCAGGCCATGGTTCACCTTCTGAAGCAGCAGTTCGACATCGATCGCTGCGGCGCATTGCGCGACGCCGTGTTCATTGACCGGACACTCGTTCCCGTCGAAATGCAGCTGATGACAGGGATAGAGCGCGCAGTCGGTCGGCCAGAGCGCGTCGCAATTGGTCCAATGCTTCGTAAGGTTCTCAACGGTCGAGTGCGACAGGACAACGATCTTGCGGACGTCCTCGTAAGCGACTGCCCACAGGAGTCCAGTCTCCGGGCCGACGACGAGATCACAGAGCTGCGCAAACGAACAATTGTCCCGCAGCGGCTGGTCGGTCCGATCGTGCACGCGGCTTGCGTTGCCGAGGAAGCTCTTGACCTGCGTCGTCACCATGCGCGCGAGGTTGCGATCTCGCTCGCCGCCGCCGAGCAAATGGACATGCGCGTCGGGATGGGTGTTGAGGATGCGCGTGATCGCCGAACCCGAGAACGGCAGAACCTTGTGATTCGTCGAGCCGGCGAGACACCAGGCGATATTCGGGCCGCCGTCCGGCGACTCAACTTCGGGACCATAGAAGCGCACGCAGCCCGCCTTGAACGGAATTCCCGTCGCCAGGCAGAGAAATTCTTCGTAATTGTAGTCAGCGATCTTTTCGCGCGCGCCCTTCGGCCATGAATACCAGGCGTTCTGCACGTTCGGCAGCAAGAGCGTCTCGAACGTCTCGTTCAGGTATAGCGTGCGCTGGAAGCGCGCCTTCCAGACGTCATAGACGTCCTGGAAATGCGGGTCGGCGTAACGATGCTGCTGGAAGATCAGCAGCCGATCGATATGCGGATGACCGATCAGAACCTCGCCAGCCGCTTGTGTCGTAAAGTAAGTGATGTGACAGTCCGGCTCGATCTCGCGCACGCGGGTCGCGACCATGCCGGCAAGCAAGCCATCGCCGTGACCGCCCGAGCGAACGACCAGCAGATCGAGCTTTTCCCGCGACAGCGGCCGGTAAATCTGCCCGCCATCCGCAGTCTTCTGGATCGCAGCGAACCAGGAGCCAGGGACGGTCGGGATCGCGTGCACGTCATCGAGTCCGAGCCAGTTCGGCTGGCCGAACAGCCAATCGCCAAAGCGCTTTCGCGAGAATGCCGCTTCCTCTGCTGAGCAGCAAAGCACGCCGCCCTCGCGCAGGCTCTGCCAGACGCGATCGAGCGCCTGGCCAGCGATGCGCGAGCGGCCCCAGCTCGGCCCGAGATAGGCATGGTCGAGGACATCGGGACGCAGGTCTTCGACCGCGGTCGGCGCGTAGAAGCCGAGCCCGCGGATCCACGGCGCCGCCAGCGCAAGTCCGTGCTCCATCTAGGCCTGCGGCTGACCGTAGATGCTGACCGCCTTGGCGATCTGCGGGCTGATCCATTGCTCGCCGGCGAGCATGCCGACAATCAGCCGTCGCGTGCCATTCGAGGCGCCGGCCGTGCCAGGCGTGATCGTGCCGCGGCAGTCAGCGGACGATCCAGTCTGCGCCCCGGTAAAGCCGAGCGTTACGGTCTGCGCCGGCGCCCCGTTGAACGACGCGCCCAGGATATAACCGTTGTCGGTCACGCAGTACGGCAAACCGAAGACGTCAGCCGTCGCGATGGTCACGGCAGCAGCCGCACCGTCGAACGCGACCGAGACGAGTCCCTTCATCGCCTTCGGCAAGACGATCGTGGCGTTGTTCGGCCCCGTCGTCCCGGTCGTCAGCGTCTGGCCGTAGCGGTCGATCCCGGTTGCCGAGACGTGTACGCCAGAAAGGTTATTTGCCGACTGGATCGAGATGCAGCGTTCGCAGTCGAAGATGATGCAGCTTGCGCTTTGGTCGGGCGTGAGCCCGGTCGTGTTCTGCGTGCCTCCTGTTCCGAGCGGGACGGTTCCGGCGCCGGCGAGCGTGACAGCTGACGCCAGCGTCGCGACGGCAGCGGGCGCGATGTCGAGCGCGACCAGACGCCCGGCGGGTCCGATGCCATAGGCGTTCGGCGACGGGACGGTCGACGTCGCTCCCCAGACCCGCCTTGTCGCAACGGGCCCGAGGAAGATATGGTCCGAGACCTGCGTCATTCCTGCGCTCCCGATCAGAGACCCTGGTTGCCGAAGATGTAGCGCGGCGACGTCCAGCCTTGGCCGTAACGATGTCTGATCTTGTAGCGCATCGAATCGGTCTCGAAATCACCCTCCATGCTCTTCTGTACGTCGCCGCGGGTCAGGCGCTTGATGCCGTTCGGGATGTTGCCGGCCGTGATGAAATACGCAGTTCCCGAGGTCAGACGTGAGACTTTCTTAACCCCGCCCGGGAACAGGTTCATCGTGTTGAGCGGGTTGATGTCGTTGTTCGCGGTTCCCGTTCGCAGCACGGAACGCACGATGACCTCGGCCTGCAAGACCTGCTGCGGCGGCACGACGAAGTTCTCGGGAATGACGCTGATCTTCTTGCCCGTGTCGTCGACCGCCTGCATCATCGCGGTGATCATCGCCTCGACCGAGGTCTGGCTCATCGCCGCGGAGTTGACCTGGTTCGAGTAGAAGCCGCCGATGATCGAATGCGCGGGCGAGCAGAGGCTGACGCCATCGCCGCCAGGATAGGCCGAGTTGAAGGCGCGATTGAGAATCTGCGCCATGTTGGTCTCGAGTGTCTCCTGGACCGCCTGCGCGGCGTGCTCGGAAAACACCTTGCCGATCCTGATATGATCGCCGTCTTCGGCCAGGACCCGGGTAATGGCGAACGCCGTGCCATAGACCTTGTACTGGTAACGGGCGACGAACAATTGTCCCCCGGCCTGGTAAGGCACGGGCGTTCCGTCAGGCCACTCCGGCGCGGCGCCCATCCCGAACAGCACGGGCTCCTCATGGTATGACCTCTCGATGCCCGGCTCTTCGCGGGTGAAGGCCAGATACTCGTCTTTGCGCTGGTCGTAGATGCCATCGAAAGACTTGTTCAGGATCGGCGCAACGATGGACGGGAAGTCCGTCGAGCGCATCACGATTGCGGCCATGGCTTGCGCGCCCCCTTAGTTCGCTGTCTTCAGGGCGCGATAAAGCGGTCGCGCATTCTGAACGTAGAGCCACGGGAACGGATCGCCCGGCGCATTGTCGACCAACGGCGCGAAGCCGATGACCCGCCATTGTCCCTGGTTGCCCGAGCCGACCAGGGTCGCCGAGACCGTCGCCTGCGAATAGGCGTCCTTGCCCGTGCCTCCGGCATTGCCGAAGTTCGAGCCGACCGCCTGGTTGCCGACGGTATTGGCCAGCCCGATCGTGCCGTCCGCCTGGACTTTGTAGACGGTCTCTTCGTCTCTCCACACGTAGGCCGTGCAGTTCGAGGACCATTGCGCGCCGGCAGGCCAGGCCTTGCCGCCGGTCGGCACGCCGTTCTGATCGACATACTCGACGCCGGCGAAGACGCCGAGAATGTCAACGCCCGTGCCGGTGACAGCGATGATCTGTCCCGTCGAGTTGAGCGTGACCGGCGCGCCCTTGGCGATGCCGGTTGCGTAGCCTGACGCGATCCCGCTCGAGTAAGCCTCGCCGCGGGAATTGCCAGACGGATGATAGACAGGCTGAAACCCCTGCGGGGCGGCTGTCAGCGACACGGCGTCAGCTCCTTTCTGCTTCTGTCGCGAAGACCGGCGCACGGCGCCGTTGCACGATCGATTGGTTGTCGTTTTCCTGAAATACCCGTGCGCCCGAGCGCATCTGACCGACCTCGTTGGCCAGCGCCTCGAAGCGAAATGCGATGCCCGCTTCTTCGCGGAGCGGCTTGTCGTGATGGTTCTCGCGCATGTAAGTCTCGAAGAGCGGCAGCGGGATTTTCATCGCCACCAGTTCTTTGAGACGGATTTTGCCGGGATCGGCGGCGTCGTAATGGCGCTGATCGCGCCATTCCGGACCGACTTCCTCGGGCGTGATGAACGTGTAGCCGATGCGAATACGGAACGGGACGCTGTCGATCTCGTTGGTCGTCGACGCCCAGAAACTATGATAGCCGCGGACCCGCGGCGGCGCCGGCAGACCAGTCGCCTGGCTTTCCTCGCGGAAAATTTGCAGGAACTTCATCCGCTCTTCGTCGGTCCAGACGCGATCCTCAATCATGTCGCGCTGATCGCCGTCGCGATGATCCTCGTCGCGATGGTCCGGCGCATCGCCGTTACGCTTGATACGGTCGGTCAATTTGGCAATCCGTGCTGCTGGTCGTATTCGCGGTAAGTCTTGATCATCTCGGCGCGCATCTTGGGATCGTCCCACCAGCCGATGCTCTTCATTGCCTCGATGCGATCCTTCGTGAGCGGATTGCGCGCCGTGACTTGCGCGGTTCCGCCGTTGGCCGAGCCCATGGGCGGGCCGCGCCGGCCGGCGGTCTGCTGACCGCCGAAACGATGCGGCAGCTGCTGGCGCACGCGCGTCTCAAGGTCGGTCCAGAAGCCGGGATCGGCAGGATTGTCGTTTTCCTGCTCGGTCATGTCGCGGAAGATGCGATCGACGGCTTTGCTGTCTGCGTCCGTTCCCTTGGCGTCACACCATGGATGACGCTGCAGGAACGAGTTCGCGAGCGCCTGCGCGACCGGGTTCGGCGGCGCTTGCTGCGGCTCCGGAGCCCGCTGCTGAGGCGGCGGCGCCTGCTGAGACTGCATGTGTGGAGTCTGTCCGCGCTGTCCGGCGAGCCGGTACGCGGTGTCCTTGGCATCGTCGCGCTCGGCCATGGCGCGCGAGAAGCCTGCCGCGTCGTTGGCCAGCATCGCCTGCTGCAGCGCGCGGTCGGCGTTGTGGAAGCGCGCGACCTGGGCGTTGATCTGCTGGTCGAGACTCTGCGCCTGCGCTTGCTGCGTCTGCTGCGCCATCTGGCCGATGAAAGCGGCCATCTGCTGAATCGCCTGATCCTGGCGATTGAGCCGGTCCATCAGATGCGGATCGGGCGCGCGCTCACGGCGCCGGCGCTCCGGCCGTGCCTGTTGTACCGATGGCGTCGGCGGTTGCGGCCCCGTGCCGTCATCCGGCGAAGGCGGCTGCGGCGCAGGCGGCTGCTGCGGCGGCGGTTCCTGCGGTTGCGGCCGCGGGTTCTCGAATTCCGCGATCTCGTCAGGCGTCGCCGGGTCCGCGTCGTTGCGGACCGTGATCATGGTTTCAGACATAGGCTTTGATCCGCTCGTGTTGCGCAGGGTCGGTCACGACCGCGCGGATTTCCGTGTCGCGGAAGCAGGCAAAGAGGGCGAGGGCGCCGAGGCCGTCGTCGTCGACGTAGGAGATTTCCCAGCGGTTGCCGCCGGTTTTTGGTATTCGCACGAGATCCCCGATTGCGAACCAAGCCCCTTCCTGCCAAGGCCGCCAGGTCGTGCGGTTGCGGAAACAGGCTGGTCCGAGCTTGAGGACAAGACCGATCTCCTGATTCCACTTTTCCGATTTGATCACGTCATCGGCGAAGTCGATGCGCATGTCGCCGGCCGGCCCCTTGACGATACGATGCGTCTGCGGCGAGCGGACTTGCACGAGCACGTCGGAGCCGGTCGGCTTATGCAACGGATCGACCGGCGGAAAGCGCTTGATCAGCTCGCCGTCGACGATGATCGCCGGCGACGGCTTCGGCGTATATTGCGTGCGGCCGAAGAACATCATTCGCGTTGCTCGCGCAGCAACCGCTCGACCAGATCGAGGACCATTTGCAGGCCCTGGTACTGGCCGACCGATTGGGAATAGGAGTCAGGCCGATGGAACGCGACCGTTGCGGTCGCGATCTTGGTCTGCGCGTCCTTGATGGCGGTTATCAAGCGGCCCTCGTCGATCAATACTTGGTCGCCGGCGCTTCACGGCCGCGGAACGAACCGCCGGTCGAGGACGCTTTCGCGGGCCCGCAGTAACCACCTTCGGCGAAAGCAACGCGACCGCCCTTGGCGCGCTTGATGCGGCCGCCTTTGGCTTTCTTGATGGGTCCGCCGCGGGCTTTCTTGATCGTGCCGCCCTTCGCTTTCTCGTCGCGGTCCTCTTTCTCTTCTCTCGCCATCTTGCGTCCTCTCTTGATTGCGCCGCCGCCCGCTTTGGACGACGGGGCGCGTGCAAGCTTGGTTGCGCGCGCAGGGAGGTCCTCGGCGCGCGGTGTCTGAACTGAAACGAGTTGCTCACGCGGGCGGCCGCCGAGCGCTTTCTTGACGCGCCCGCCTCGGGCTTTCTTGACGGTCCCGCCTTTGGCCAACGGTTGCTGCGGCATCGGCCGCATGCCAGGCGAGCCAGGCGGAGGCGGCGGCGGCATGCCTGGCGGCATCGCGCCCATGCCCGCCGGATTGAAACCAGGCGGCGAAATGCCAAGCGGGCGGAACTGCTGCATCCCGCCTTGCGGTCCGGCCATGGCGGGAGTGACGCCCGCCATCCATGCTGGATTGCCGGCGCCAGACGGACCCCCGCCCATCGGTACAATCCCGCCATTCTGGAATCGCACGCGGCCGCCGTGCGCGAGCTTGTTCGTCCGCCCGCCGCGGAACATCGGCATCTGCTGACCCGGACCAAACGTCGGCTGCTGCGGCGGCGGCGGAACCCCGAGACCGCTGCCGGCGCCTGGCAATGCCGGCGGTCCCGGCATCGGCGGCGGAGCCACGGCAGCTTTGATCCGCGGCGAGCCGACGGCGGGTTTGCCGCTTCCTCTGCGCCCGCGCATCAGCGTTTCTTTCCCTTCACGGGACCGCCCTTGCGATAGGGCGTACGCGGCGTCGCGGACGAAGACGTCTTCGGCGACTGCCCCATCGCCCGCGCTTTCTGCATGCGGACAGGCGAGCCGTTACTTTTTGCTGCCATTGACCGGTCCACCTTTCATGCGCGCGACCGTCTCGGACGAGTTGCGATCGGCGTCGGCTTGCTTGGCCTGCGCACGGCGATCGGCGTCGGCCTGCGAGGTCTTGGCCTGGCGATCGGCGTCAGCCTTGTCGCGGGCCGCGTAACGGTCAGCGAGCGCCTGACGCTCGCCGGATTCGCGGTCGGCGCTGGCGGTCCGCTCGCCCGATGCCAGGTCGGCGAGCTTGAGCTGCTGGTTCGACGCGCGGTCCGCGTGCGCCATGCGCTCGCCGGACGCGAAGTCGGCGAGGCTCGTGCGCTCTTTGCTGACGATGCCGGCCATGCCTTGCCGTTCGGCGGATGCGCGATCCTGGGCTTTGCCGGCTTCCTGCATGCGGGCGATCTCGAAGCGGGTCGCATCCGAGCCGCGGGCGATTTGCGTCTGCGTCGAAAGCCGCGTGTGTTCGAGCATCGCTTCGTGCTCGCGCTGCTGCTGCGCGAGCTGCGCTTCGGCCTGCGTCTCGGATGCCGCTTGCTGCGCGCCGGCGACGGCTTCGGCGCGCAGCAAGCGGCATCCGAGA